CTATTACAACAGATATTACAAAATGGAGGTATGGGGGGCGGCGGCGGCCTCCTTCAAACTTTAGAACAATTATTACTTGGTGGTGCTGGCGCGGATGCGGGTGCTGGTTTAGGAACATCATTATTAAATGGTGCTAAAAATTTAGGAGGTAAAGCTTTAAAATTTGGTGCAAGACGCGTACCATTAATTTCTGCAGGAATGATTGGTTATGATGCTTATAAAGCTCAATGGGGATCTGATAAGAATTTATCTAATCAAGATTTTGCAAATCAGTATTTAGGCGGTACTCAACAACAAGGCACTGGTATAGGTAGTTGGATTGGTAACCAATTACGTAATTTAACTGGTGGTCCTTCTCAACCAAATGCTTCAAATGCTCCTAGTATGGCACCTGGTGGTCCTCCTAGTGCAACTACTGGTGCACCAAGTGCAGATGCAGTTAAATTAGCATCAACAATGGTTGGATCTAGTGCACAAGGTGCATCAGGATATATGGCTGCTGGTGGCGTCAATTGGCAAGGTGAAGCATGGTGTGCTGATTTTGTTAATGCTACATTAAAACAAACAGGTCAAACTGGTTCAGGTGCTAAAACAGCTAATAGTTTTCAAAGTTGGGGCACTAATATTAATCCCTTGCAAGTTATGGCAGGTGACGTTGTACTTCAAACTAGAGGTAGACCTGCAGGCGCTCCAGGCGGGCACGTAGGTATAGCAACTGGTGTTGTTAGAGGCAATATGATTGAAATGATTGCTGGTAATTCTGGCGGTCAAGTTAAAAAATATTTTGTACCTATAAATGGTCAATTAATGGTAAGAAGAGGTACTGGAGCAGGATCTCCTGGTGCTTCTCCAGCTAGTGCACCACCTGGTGCTATTCCTCCTAGTCAACCAGCTCCAAGTGCACCAAATATGGCTGCTGGTACTCCAGGTGTAACAGGTTATTCTCCAACAGCAGTTGCTCCTCCTAGTGGAGCTCCTAGTAGTATTGGACCTGGAGGTAGTCCTGGAGGTAGTCCTGCAGGTCCTGCTGCGCCTATATCCCCAGGTGCTGGTCCAAGTTCTGGATCTAGTCTAGCTAGTGCTCAACGCGGTGCAACTGGTGGTTCGCGTTCATGGAGAAATAATAATCCAGGAAATATTGAATTTGGACCTTACGCTAAGTCTATGGGCGCAACATCTTCTGATGGTAGATTTGCTATTTTTCCAAGTTATGAATCTGGTAGAAAAGCTCAAGAACATTTATTATTTGAAAGTAAATCTTATAAAAATCTTACACTTGGTCAAGCTATAGGTAGATGGGCGCCCGCTAGCGAAAACAATGTACCAGCATACATTAAAGCAATGGGTGCCGATCCTAACGCATCAATGTCTAGTTTTTCAACCGAACAACGCACCAAATTACTTGACGCTATGCAAAAACAGGAAGGTTGGAAGGTTGGTAAATCTCAACGTCCTACTGGAGCAGCACCTGAGAATAAAGTTAGTGTAGCAACTGCTTCTAGTTTATCTCCAGAAATGGCAAAAACATTAGCTACTGAACAAGATAAAGCGACAAGAACCGAAGCAGCTATTTCTAATCCAATGGCACTTATGGCTGCTAAAATGGAAGCAGCAAAACAATTAGATAATAGAGCACCTATAGGATCAGGTAGAGGCGCTACAGAACCTAATACAAAAGTCGATGCGCAATATGATGCTATGGGTAATGTTACAGTTCCTGGATTTAGTGCAACAGGTGGTGGTAGAGGTGATGGTGCGGCAGAAGTAGCTAAACGTAAAGCAGATGCTGCCAAAGTAGCAAAACCAAAAGCAGCACCAAAAGCAGCATCTCGTACTGTTGAAATAGATGATCCTAATTGGGACCGTCATGCTAAATCTAGAGCAATGTTCCAAGCTCATCAAGAAGCTGAAGCTCGTGGTGAATCAGGCACATCAGCAATGTTTTTTGCTGCTGATAAACAACGTACATTAGAACTTGGTATGAAAGCACCAAAGATTAAAAAAACAGTTGCTGTTCCTGCTAATAAAGAACCAAAATCAGCATTAGACACTCGTTATTTTGGTCGTGGTGGTGGTCATACTACAGGTGAAACAGCATTTGGTCGTGGTGGTGGCGATCATAAAGCTCCTTCTACAGAGTTAGCTGATAGTGCTGCACATGCCAAAAGTATAACAGCAACAGTAGAAGCAAATGCAGCTCGTGATGCAGCAATGAATAGACAAGCTGTTGATGATGCAGATGCAGCTCGTGCTCCTAGCGAAAAAGCAAATTTAGCAGCAAAACTTGAACAAACACAATCAACAGCTTTTAATGATGATCGTCAACAACGTGGTGAATCTTTAGCTCGTATTGGTGCACCAATACCAGATGCATCTGGTTCAGTTACTACAGGTAGAGCAGTTACACCTCGTAATCTTGCAGCTGCTATTGGTGGAGGTCCAGAAGCTAGAGCAGGTTCTAATCTATTAGATAAATCACAATCAACAGAAATGGGTGCGGGCGCTGGTAGAGGATCTGTTACTGAGAGACCTGGTGAAAGAGCTGCTGCCGATAAAGGTGAAGATAAATCACAACCAACTAATGCACCAGATTCAAATGGTGTTGATGCTAATATTCTTCAAGACATATTTGGTTTAAGTTCAAGTTCATATGCTTTCGGAGCATAAAAAAGGGGGCATAAAGCCCCCTTAGTGTTTAGCCTGCGAGCTTCTTAAAAAACTCTAGAGACTCATCGTCTTCATCTTCATCAAACTTAGGTGTTGCTGCTGTCTTCTGCTTAAACATTGGGGTATCTTCCCACGGAATGTTTTCACTAGTAGAAGCTGTAGCACGTGCAGCTGCTGGAGTCATACCAACTGTAGACCCATCAAGTCCAAGAACCTTTACCAACTTACCCTTCAAATCATCATATGACTTAAAGTTAGAAGGTGCGAGGAACTCCTGAAGTGAATGTGACTTCTTCCAAATCGACTCCATTTCAGAGTCATCATCAGACAATGGACCTGCCTTAGCAAACTCTGACTTGTCGTAATTACGATAGCCTTCAACATTACGAATCTTAAGCTTAAAGTTAGCGCCTGCCCAAAGATCAAAAGGATTCATTGCATCTTCATCGGCAAACTGAGGGTTCATTGCCTCATTAAGCTTATCAAAGAGCTTCTTGCCATACTTAAACAAGAATACCTTACCTTCGTTCTCCGGATTCTGCTGATCAGTAATAACAAGAACGTTAGACATGAATGTTAGCTTACGCTTTCGATCACGTGCAATATTCTTATCAGACTCAAGTCCACTGTTCCAAAGTTCTGTATTACCTTCACAGACAGGACACTTATGTCCAACTGTAGTAAGACAGTTCTCAATCAGCCATGAGCCAGTTGGACCCTTAAACCCATGATTAAACATGCGAATGAACGGAACATCTTCGTCACCAGGTGCTGGAAGGAAACGAATAACAGCATAGCCATTGCCTGCCTTATCCACGTTAGGATACCAGAAGCGATCATCGTTCTTCTTAGTTTCCTGATTACCCGAAATCTTTGAGAGTTCGGCAGTAAGAGTATCAAGAGACTTCTTACCAGAGTTAGCCTTAAGCTTTGCAAAATCTACCATTTGTATTCTCCATATTGTTTGTATTAATAGTATTGTTATGATGGACTGTATAACGTCCAACATTATTTAGTATAACCGAATCAGTTGAATTTGTCAAGTACAATTTGCTTCACCTTTTCTCGATCATAGGTCATAAATGGTCGATACTTCATAATTTTATTTAAAACATCTTCAACTGTAGGGTCATATTCGAACCTTTTTGACCAGTACGCAGAACACTTAATAAGGTCAACAAGGATAACCAATGTCTCAAGACATATCTCCTTACGAAGAAATAACTTTATAACATATGGATGCGTTCTGTCTTCAGCTTTAAAATTAGAATCAAAGTTCTCATTTAGCTTAGACAATTCTTCTTTAAAAGTATAAAGCAAAGATTGTTGACGTTTAGCCCAATCTTGATATACTTTTGATGCGGATTCGTTATAAGCAATATCTCTAATCCATAAATTACTATTCTCAAGCAAATTTGCGAGAATAAAATTTTTAGGATCTGTATGTTTAGCAACCTTCATAAAGAACAATTTATCGCTACGAGATTCAAATGTAGCGATAGATGTTCTACTCTTGCCGTTATATTTAAAATAATTATAAGATGGTTTCGTAAAATGATTTTTTAAACAAATGTAAGTATTATATGCCTCAAATGGACTCATAAATTACTCCTTTGTATAAATAAGTGTAGGTCACGAGATTGCCGTCTCTACCTACTCTAATTCTGTTAGGAGAACCAGCATGTTTATTTATTACGTTTATGCTTACGTTAGACAAAGCAATAATACACCTTATTATATTGGTAAAGGTAAAAATGATAGAGCGTATGCGTATCATAAAGGAATTTCTGTACCAAAAGATAGATCAAAAATAGTATTTTTAGAAACAAACTTATCTGAAATTGGTGCGCTAGCTTTAGAACGTAGATATATTCAGTGGTATGGGCGTAAGGATATTTCAACTGGAATTCTTTTGAATCGTACAGATGGTGGTGATGGGTTAACGCAACCATCTAAAGAAACAAGGTTTGAAATAGGTAAAGCTAATCGCGGTAGGAAATTTACAAAAGAACGCATTGACAAAAGATCAAAATCACAAACAGGTTTGAAAAGATCAGCCGAAACTCGCGCTAAAATGTCTGCGTCTCAAAAAGGTCGTAAATTTCCAGGGAGAAAATTATCTCAAGAACATAAAGATAGTATACGAAAAAGTTGGATTAAACGTAAATTAGATAAAAATCATACAGATACTTTGTTATAGTACTCAGCAAAGAAATTACCAAGCTCTTTGTCCATCAAATGTCCAGCTCCATTGCAAGAAATGTAAATTAGATATAACTGCCAAATTTGCTTATCGAGCTGCTCGAAAGTTTCGTATTTGGTACTGACTTTACCCTCAATAACAGTATACCCTTTGTCTTCAAGGTAATCAACTAGATCTGATTCATCAAAATCATCGAGGTCAAAATCAACATCAACCTCTACGACTGCTGTTCTTCTTGTACTGTACCCCATCACTTCTTCCTTTTTGAGTCAATAAACCTATAATATAGACCTTTTTCTCTGCCGTAGGCTTCAATTTCCCATGGCTGATCCCAATAGTTCATTTCTCCATCATCTATAATAGAGCCCATCCATTTTACACGATTTACTTTTAAATAATCTCTCATCTCACCTGTAGCATATTGCTTAACATGAACCATCTCATGAGCAAGAACCATAAGAGTATTTCGTTTACCTAAATTAGAATCTATAACAATAGTATATTCCTTAGCTCTATAAGGACTATCGTTCCAATCACAGTATCCGAGATAATTTTCTTTTAAAAGATTATTTTTAAATTCTAAATGAATTTCTATATTATGATATAGTTTATCGCTTAATAGATGTTTACCATACCACTTCACTGCTTCTTTACAAAGAACTAGAGGAGTCTTTTTAGGTTTTCCTTTTGTACGTAGGTACATAAGTCTTCTCCTTTGTTGACTCTTCTATTTATTAGATAGGAAGCCTAGCACCTCGTTTCAAAACATTTAAATTTTCTGCTTCAAATTGAATCTTTGATTTCATCGCACTATCTTTTTTAATAATAGACGCAGCATATTCAACTTCAAAGTTATTTTTTTCACACCATAAAATTACAGCGTCAATATAATCTATGTTTTTAGACACACATAGATTTTCAATTTCTTCAACAAAATTATTACTGACTTGGATCAAAATCATATCCTTTAATTAGTCTTACTCCAAAATTAATCATATCACTAGTAACAAGAATACAAATAACAATACCAGCAAATTCTAAAATATTAGGAAAATTAGCAAGATAAATTGCTCCATACATTACAAATTGAGCTAAAACAATTATAAGAATACCAACAGGAATATCTTTAATAAGTTTTGTTTTTTTCATACTAACTCCTTAAGATGGTAGGGGTGCTAGGATTTGAACCTAGTCAAGAACGCCCATCTAGCGCTAAAGGGTTTATAAGACCCTCCCGTGTACCAACACCCACCCCCATATATGGCGATTCCTGTTGGACTCGAACCAACGACCC